GTTCATCCTCTGTTGGTGATCTATTTGTTGTTGATGGTCAAATTTATATTTGTGATTCGTTTGGTTTTAAACTTTATGAAATGGAAGTTGCATAATGACTTTTGATTCTCGTCACGGTGGTCCGTATGATCGCGGTAGTGCTGATGCATATTATGGTCGGCGCTATAATCCACACTGCTATGTTGGTCCAACCTATGCATCAACTCTTGTGGAAAAGGCTGACATGACTCCAGAACAGATCAACGAGTATGATGCTGGTTGGTATGGTGAGGCTGATCGAAAAGCCTGGGGATAAATAAAGTTACTTGCCCATGTGGTGAAATTGGTAGACGCGCTGGTTTTAGGTACCAGTCTTTCGGGGTGGGGGTTCGAGTCCCTCCATGGGCACCAAACCCTTAGTTGATAAATAGTGTAACAATCAACTAAGAGGATTCATATGTCATACGATGACATATCCAATAGAAAAATGACATTTGGTCAAAAATTTGCAGATGGGCTTTCAAATTCCATTGGGTCTTGGTCGTTCATAGTATGCCAAAGTACTATATTATTGGCCTGGATTTTCTATAACATATTTGCCCCTTCTGGAGACAGATTTGATGCATATCCGTTTATTTTTTTAAATCTGGTTCTTTCATTTCAGGCTGCATACACCGGCCCTGTTCTATTAATGACTGCTAATAGACAAGCAGAGATTGATAGAGCCAGAGCAATTGAGAACCTAAGAATTGATAGACTTGACCATAAGAAATTGCTCACATTATCTATTCATATAGACAAGCACTTTGATGGGCTTTACAAAAAAATGAATGAGATGAATAAAAATGTGACTACTCTTATGCTTGATGATGTAGATACTGATATATAGTATCATGAGACCGTAGTATAATGGTATTACAATCGCCTTCCAAGCCAAAGATTGGGGTTCGATTCCCCACGGTCTCTCCATCTTCATCAAGGTTTAAGTATGAATTCCTTTATTAAAAATATTCTTACTGGAAGTGACAACCACACATTTGCAATTGGTCGTGTGTTGGCTTTCATTCTTTTTATTATGGCCATTGTGTTAATAGTTCCTGCAGAACTTATCACGGTCAAATATAACTGGTTTACAATTGCCGAATGGGGTGATATGTTGAACCAGTGGCGTGATTATATTCCTGTAGTTTCTTTGGCTATTTGGGGTCTAATTTACGGTACATCATTTACTGAACCTAAGACTAAAAGTGAAAGTGAAACTAAGGATGACTGATTATAAATTTACTGTAGACTGGTTTTCTTCTCATATTCCTTTCTGGAATCAATGTCTGGATGCACTTTCAATCAATCGGAATGATCCGCTGGATATTCTTGAAGTTGGATCATTTGAGGGTAAAAGCACTACATGGATTGCTGAAAACCTCCTGAATAATGAACAAAGTTCACTTCTGTGTATTGATACATTCGAGGGTGGTATTGAACACAGAGAAGGTTCTACAGAACATAAAAAGTGGGAACATCTAGATACCCTATATGATATGTTCCTTTATAATACTAGTATATGTAAGAACTCTGATAAGATTAAGGTTCGAGTTGGTGACTCTCAGGTTGTTTTGCCTGAACTCAATAAGGCAGGTCGACAGTTTGACATTATCTACATTGATGGATCTCATGAAACCGAACACGTGTTTAATGATGGTATAAATAGTTTTGAAATGTTGAAGCCCGGTGGTCTGATTATTTTTGATGACTATGAATGGAGCTTGAACGGTGTGCAGACTGTTAAGGCCGCATTGATTGCTCTGGAAGAAAAGCTTCCTGATATGAAATGGATTATATCTGGTTGGCAGAGAGCTTATCTTAAGGACACAGTTTAAAATTATCTAGGTGTAGCGCAAGTGGTAGCGTACCTGCTTTGGAGGCAGGGGGTTGCAGGTTCGAGTCCTGTCACCTAGACCAAACTTAATGTCGGTGTAGTGTTAATGGCTAGCACGTCAGTCTCCAAAACTGAAAGTCTGGGTTCGAGTCCTAGCACCTTCGCCAATAAGGAACTTTATAATGATTAAGAATGTTTATGTGCTTTACCATCAAAACTCTAACTCAATTCAGTACAAGAATGAGTGTGTTGAGTCGATGAAGCCATATCCTGAGCTGAATGTGATTGAGCTTGAAGGTTATAGTGAAGTTCATCCAGAAGTAATTTGTAGAGATTTTGGTGTTCGGCTTCATCCCTACTATCAACATCAGATGGATAATCCTAAAGCAGGACCTCACTCACCTGAGTTTCTAAAGCGCTCATTCTCTGGTGCTGGTGGTCATTATAAGTTCTGGGCAGAAGTTGTAAAGTCAAATGAACCTGGGATTGTACTTGAACACGATGTTGTAGTCAAGGGACCAATGTCTGATCTTGAAGTTGCTGATGGTGAGCTTTTGTGGCTTGCTCCTCGCATTAAGTATGAGGACGACTATACATACCCTGATGGTATTAAGCACACATACCTAGATGTTGATCGGTGGGAAGGTGCATCTGGTTATGCAATTACACCAACAACCGCACAAATGTTGCTTGATGGTCTCAAGAAGTATGGAATCAATGATTCTGCTGATGGTGCTCTTGGTATGCGGAATATGTTTGACATTAAGTTTCTTGCTGTTGATCCTCCACCGGCAGTATCAGTTCTTGCTGATAAGAAGTCAACTACCGAGGAAAGTACAGTTCCTGCATTTTGGAATGCAATCAATACACCCTTGTTGCTGAAGAATATAAGACCGGGTGCAGATATTCCACAGGAGCGAAGAGTAATCTATACTGATACTAAGTTTGATGCTCGCAAGAAAGATATTGTTAAGATTCTTAAGAAGTTTAATAAAAGACCTACTGATAAGCTTCATATTGGTATTGTGAATGCAAATGAAGGATATGAAGCAAATTGGTTTAATAATAACTACATGCTTCATGATGATAGTGCGATGGTAATCTTCAATACACCAGAAAAGTCACAGTTGTCTAACTTTAATCTTTACTTCAGTAAGTTCTATCATCGGAACCAGTACATTTCAATTCCAGATAACTATCCTACATTGATCCGAATTGCAGATCAGACTGACTTTAAATTTGACATTATCTATTGTAATGTTAATGATAAGCCAGGTGATACACTGAATAATGGTCCTGTTTGTTGGAATCTACTTGCTGATGATGGTGTCTTGATTGTTGACAATCATGGAAGAGAAGCAACCAAGCTTATTTCCAGACTCGCATATCCTGATAAATCACTTTTATATAATCCTAACTTTGTGGTTGTCCAGAAAGAAGAATAAATAAACATAAAAAGAGTGTCACATGATTGAAGAAGCACGAAAAGCAATTTTAGAATCAAGTGATGAATCCTCTATCTATGTTGGTTGTGATTCAATACGATTTAAAACTAAGAAAAGTGACACATGGTATGCTAGATACTGCACCGTAATTATTGTACATAAAGACAGTAAACATGGTTGCAGTATCTATTATGATGTTCAAGATATTCCAGATTATGGTAATCTAAAACAAAGACTTCTGATGGAAGTTCAGTTTGCAGTTGATGCCGCTACAGCCATTGTAGATGTTCTGGGTGATCGAAAGTTAGAATTACATCTTGACATAAATCCTAATCCGAAGCATAAATCTAATATTGCAGTAAAAGAAGCATTAGGTTGGGTTAGAGGTTCATTAGGTATTGATGCCAAGATTAAGCCATACAGTTGGGCAAGTAGCCACTGTGCGGATCATGTTGGTAGAAGTTAGTGCGCGATTAGCTCAGTGGTAGAGCGCCTCCCTTACACGGAGGATGCCGGGAGTTCGACCCTCTCATCGCGCACCATTTCAAAAAAGATAAATATCTCCAAAAGGAGATGATCATCTATGTGTGTAGTCGCAGCAAAACACTTCAAGGATATTGGTTGGGTTCTTGCCAAGAATAGAGATCAAGACTACGTTCCAGACATTAGATTTCAAGATGAAAAAACAGACGGTAAGGAACTGTTCGTTCTTCATGATATGGAGACCGGATATAAGGAAGGCATGAACTATAAAGGCCTTACTATTATTACTGCAAGTCTCACACCTACATTTGAACACGAAGCCGATCTTGATAAAAAAGACGGAATTAAAATCCATGATGTTCTAGATAAAGAATCGGATCCAGAAAAAGCAGCTAAAATTCTTATCGGTAAACAAATGACAGGGTTTATTTTTATAGCTAATAAGGATAAACTGGTCCTGATTGAAGCCGCAAGAACTGAAAATGGAACCGGAATATACAGAAGCAAAATGCGAGTAGTCCCTCATACCGAAACTGTGGTTAGAACAAATCACGGTGTCGAATTTGAGTGGGCTGGTTTCCAGTTTGGCTACACAGAAGCACAAGACGAGCGCAGAAAAGGTAGTATCAGCAGACTAAAGTTTGGTGAAAAGATTATTCAAGGTGCAAACACACCAATTGAAATGATGGATGCTCTTGCTAGTAAATGCTGTGCCGATCTACAGATGAATGTATTTCGTGTAGAGAATAAACCAAAACAAATGAGAACTATTTTCCAATGGGCACTAGTTCCATCACATGATCTTGTATATGTCAGACCAATCCAAGCAAAGATGAAACTGCATTATACAAAAGGATATATAGAAATGAAGTTGGTTGATAATACCATCATTCAAAAACTATATGATGGCAGACTTAAACATCTTACTAAAATTAAAACCACTGATGATGGTAAGTTTGTCCGATTTGTAAGTGAAGCAACTTTATCATTCAAAAACTTTATTGGTGAGACCTAATATGCCACTATACGATTATCATAATACAGAAACTAATGAAGTCTGGGAAGAGTATCATTCATATGATGCACACAAGAAACTATTAGAAGACCATCCACATATTCATTGGCTTCCTAGCATTAATATAGTATCAGGTCATGGTGACAGAGTAAAAGTAGATGGAGGTATGAACGATCTGCTTAGCAGAATTGCCAGAGCCAATCCTACTTCACCTTTAGCTGACCGATACGGTGATAAAGGAATTCGAGCAACAAAGTCCAGAGAAGCTGTAAAGCGCCAACAAAAGAGACATAATATCTCAACCAGCACTGGATAAGAAGTACATTTTGTTATGTGCGAGTGACATTTAAACCAAAATGGAGAACTCCATGTCAGCACAGACCGTCAAGAAAATGAAAAGAGCGGCGCAAAATGTATCAAGTGAACCATCAAATAACGTAAGAAAAAATCCAAAAATTAATCTAAAAGATATTTCTCCAAAAACAGCTAACCAAAAATTAGCTTTTGATCTGTACAGAAGAAACTTTAATTTAATACTTAAAGGATCCGCAGGTACCGGAAAAACATTCATTTCGATATATCTAGCTCTAAAATCAATCTTTCAAACTCTTGATGAAGAAACACCTACAAAACTAATCATTGTTAGATCCGCAGTACCCACCAGAGATGTTGGTGCTCTACCTGGTGATCTAAGTGAAAAAACAGGGATCTATGAATTGCCTTACTTTGCAATTTGTGGTGAACTTACAAACAATAAAAATGCATATCAGACACTTAAGGCTGATAATGTAATTTCATTTGTACCTACATCATATGTACGTGGTATTACATTCTCTAATGCAATTATTATTGTTGACGAAGCATCTAATCTAAACTATCATGAACTTGCTTCAATTATTACTCGTGCTGGCGAAAATTGCCGATTTATTTTTTGTGGTGACTACAAGCAATCTGACTTTGCTAAAGAGTTTGAGAAAAAAGGCTTTCGTGACTTTTGTCGTGTAGCTGAAGATATGCCTTCATTTAGAACAGTTGACTTTACATCTGATGATATTGTTAGATCTGAACTTGTGAAGTCATTTATTATTGCAGAGGAATTAAATGGTATTGTCTAAACTTTTTGGTTGACATATATCTAAAGTGTGATAGAATAGTACTATGGAATCAAATATGAACTTTAATCATGATCTAATTGACTTGCCGATTCTACATAGGATCGATGCCGAGGACGGTAGGAGATATCTCACACCGGATGGAAACAAATATCCATCAGTGACTACTGTCCTCGGTAGTACTTCTGATAAGTCTGGTCTTGATGATTGGAAAGCCAGAATTGGTGAGGAAGCAGCTTATCAGGAAATGAAGCGTGCCGGTCGACGTGGTACCGGTATGCATGATCTTTGTGAGAGGTACATACGGAACCAAAACATTGATCTTCGTAGAGAAATGCCAGTACCGGCACAATTGTTTTCACAGGTACGACCAAAACTCAAAGAACATGTAAATAATGTTCGTGGCATTGAACTACCACTATATTCTGATTATCTTAAAATTGCAGGTACTGCTGACTTGATAGCAGAGTGGGATGGTAAATTAGCCATTATAGACTACAAGAGTAGTAACAAGAATAAAGAAGCAAGTTGGATTACTGACTATTGGCTTCAGTGTTCTATTTATGCCATCTGCTTTGAGGAACGAACAGGTATTCCAATCAATAAACTTGTTGTGCTCATGGGTGTAGAGCAATCCACCAAACCTCTAGTTTTTGAGAGCACACGAAAGCAATGGGAAGGTATGCTTCTCGACCGTATCAAAACTTTTTATAAAACTAACGGTTGACATATTTGTCTGGATATGGTAGAACAAACCATAGGAAGGAGAAAGTTTATGAAAAAGCTTATCATCACTCGCAAAACCACCAACGAGGTTGTAGAGACCATCGAATATGACCACTATGTCTCTGGTCATCAAGAATGGAATGAACAACAATGGTATCGGGTAGACTATCCTTCGACTGAATATATCATGACCTGGGAAGGTAGCAATTGGAGCTGAAACTATGCGCCAGAAACTTATCATCAAGAATAAAGCAACCAACGAAGTTGTAAAGACCGTTGAGTATGATTGGTATCTCTCTCCGAAAGAAGAATGGACAGATGAATACTGGTACTGCGATGATTATCCTCAGAATCAGTATTCAATGACTTGGGAACATTATAATGGTTAAGTTTGTAGCTCGGAATCACAACGGTACATTTATCGCCATGCATGAAGATCTTGGCAACCTTATGGAAGAAGTTATGTTCTATGAAGAAGTCACCGGAAACCAATGCTCGGTGAATAAAGAAGAGTTCGAAGTTGAACCAAAGCACAACATTTACCGTTGACAAACTTTTATATCTATGATAGTAAGAATCATAAGGTAACACAAAGGAACAGACCATGACTAATTTTGTTCAGGCCATTCGTGATCATGCAGTTGCTAACTATGAAAAGAATGGTTGGGATATTGTGGTTGAATGTTGGGCCGACGATGAGATTGTTGAGGCTACCGATGGTGCAAAGACTTTGACTCAGGCTATCCGCAAGGTCAAGGCACTAGTCAAGCCCTTTGCCAGCTACCGCTCGGAAATTATGTCTACTGCTTGGTGAGGTGACTATGTCTACTTTTGTTGCTGACTATTCATATACCAAGGACGGTCTTACCAGCCGCACTCGACTTCAAGGTTCGTCCATGATCAATCTTGGAAGTGCTAAGTCTGACTTTGCTGTGCAAGCATATTTGCAAAAGAATCACCCTGGATCTGAGATCCTTATATATAACATTGAATGGAGATAATATGTATTTGATTTATGGAAAGAACTCGTGTCCATATTGTGTTTCTGCTAAGGAACTGCTTGAAACTCGTGGTCTTGATTATGAGTATCTAACTCTGAATGTAGACTTTACTCGTGAGGAGCTTCTTGAAAAGGCTCCTGATGCCAAGACATTCCCTCAGATCTGGCATAACTCTGGTGATGATATTCATCATATTGGCGGTGCGTCTGAGTTGAAGTCCTATCTTGTTATTCAGGATGTTCTCGATTTGTTGCACACCGATGTTGCAGAAGTCACCTTCCGTAAGGTTGATGGAACTGAGCGCACAATGATCTGCACGCGTAATTCTGAGATTATCCGTGAAGAGACTGGTGACCTTCCTACTACTCAGACTTCACGTAAGAAGAGTGAAGAAACAATTTCGGTATATGATCTAGAAAATAATGGTTGGAGATCCTTCCGGAAGGACTCTCTGATTACTTTTGGAGTACATAATAATGTTTAAGGTTGGTGATGTTGTTTCCGTAAAGCTAACTTCATCTGAAGAAGTTATTGGTCGGTATGTAGAGGAAACTTCCAATACAATTCTTCTGAAGAAGCCATTGGCATTTATGATGGGTCAGCAGGGCATTGGTCTTATCCCATATGCTTTCTCGGCACCAGAAGATGCAGAGCTTGCAATTTGGCGTAGTGCCGTTGTTTCATTTTTCAAGACGACAAAGCAGGTGGCCGATCAGTACATGAAGCAGACGACAGGGTTGATTGTATGACAGAACTGACACGCTGGGAATATATTCGAGCCGTTATTGCCAAATGGCTCGTAGTAAATGTTGCAGCACGTATTAGTGCTGTTGCTGTGATTAGCCTGATGCTTGAGGTTAGTGATATGTACAGAGAACATGAACTCAATCAAATTGAAGTGGAAGAATAATGCCTCTAGCAAAAGATAACTTAAGTGCCAAGGCTATGGGTGGCAGTGAACTAATGAAGTATGCACTTGTTGATCGGATGCCTAAGGATCTGATTGACAAGTTTCAGATCTTTGTGTCGCGTGTACATGAGCCATTGAGGTCTGATAAGATTAAGATTTATTGGCATCAGGATTTGCCTGGTGATCCAAATGCAGTTGAACCGCTCAAGAATGGCGGATGGAAGAACTTTGATCTGCTTGTGTTTAACTCTACATGGCAGCAGACTATGTTCCAACAGGCATTTCAGATTCCTTACTGGAAGTCTGTTGTATTGCCTAATGCAATCATCCCGATTGAACCACACACAAAGCCAGATCCTAAGGAAAAGGTGAACTTGATCTATCATACCACACCTCACCGTGGTCTAGAACTTCTTGTTCCTGTCTTTGAAAAGCTTGCAGAAGAAGATAGTGATATAGTTCTTGATGTATATTCCAGCTTTAATATCTATGGTTGGGGTGAACGAGACAAGCAGTATGAAGCTCTGTTTGAGCGCTGCAAGGCACATCCACAGATTAACTACCATGGTTCTGTGTCTAATCCAGAAATCCGTGAGGCCCTTAAAAATGCTCACATTTTTGCTTATCCTTCAATTTGGACTGAATCATCTTGTATTGCTCTAATTGAAGCAATGTCGGCAGGTCTTGTCTGTGTTCATAGCAATCTTGGTGCACTATGGGATACCAGCGGTCAGTTGACTCGCATTTATCAGTTTGATGAAGATCCTAATATTCACGCATCTATTTTCCATAATATTCTAAAGGCCGCAATTGAATCCGTTCGGACAGGTCAGGTAGATGGTGAGACTCAATTTGTAAAGATGTATGCAAATACTCGCTTTGATTGGGCACGACGGGAACTTGAATGGAAGGCTCTTCTTGAAGCATATGTTCTTATGGTTGAACAAAACAGCCCTCTAATTAATCGGAACAAGAGTACAGACAATATCATTACGTTCCGTACAACCTAATTGAAAGTAATTTTATGATTTTATCTAAGGCACCGCTTCGTGTAAGTTTTTTTGGTGGTGGTTCGGATGTTCCCGAACACTATATGAAGTATGGTGGAGATGTAATATCCACAGCCATAGATAAGTATGTGTATGTTGCAATTAGCAGTACACCTCATGATCATATTAAAGTTTCATACTCACGACAAGAAATTGTTAACGACATAAATGACATTGAGAATGAACTCATTCGAAACACATTAAAATATTTTAATGTCACTAGCAATATTGACATTGCTACATTCTCTGATATTCCTACTGTTGGCACTGGTCTTGCAGGTTCATCTGCATTTACTTGTGCTCTTGTTCGAGCCCTTGCTAAGTACAAGGGCTTTTCGTTTAATGAGTATGATGTTGCTGATGTTGCAGCATACATTGAAATTGATCTTTGTGGATGGAAAATTGGTAAACAAGATCAGTATGCTTGTTCATTCGGTGGTATGAACCATTTTCACTTTTATAGTGAGGAACATGCAGGTCGAGTAGCGGTTAGTAAACTTGATCCTAATCATATTGACACTTATATGCTTTTGATTCCTACAAACATTGAACGTCATGCTGCTAAAGTTTTAGATAATGTTGACTTTGATAAGAAAGCACAACTGATTTGTGATCTTGCAGAGCTTGCAGCATGGCATGCTGATGATCTACCAGACCATAACACATATGGTATTGCTTTAAATAAAGCCTGGACTTTAAAGAAACAAATGGAACATAATATATCCAATCCAGAGATTGATACCATATATACTAAGTGTATGGAACACGCAATTGGATGTAAACTTCTAGGTGCTGGAGGTGGTGGTTACATGTTAGCTATCACTGAAAGTATAGACAGGCTTAAGGCTGAATTTGCAGATCGAACCTGTTTAGAAGTCAAGGTATCCTATGATGGAGCGAGAGTGATTTATGCTGATTAAGAGTATAAGCGAATATGCTGACGAATTAACCGCAGCATTAAAAGCAGTAGATGCAAATGAGATTGAAAAGGCAATTGGTGTAATTGTAAATGCTCATGAATTTGGATATACAATCTATTCGTGTGGAAATGGCGGATCTGCGGCAATTTCAGACCATTTAGTTTGTGATCATGTCAAGGGTGTTGCTTGCGATACTGCTCAATTCTATCCACGAATTGTATCACTGCCATCAAATGGTGCATTGATGACTGCTATCGCCAATGACATTGGGTATGATCAAGTTTTTGCTAAACAGCTTGAATGGTCTGGTCTGATGAATGAGGTCCTGATCGTGATTAGTTCAAGTGG